TCACGTAGTTGAATTCGGTTATTCACGTAGTTGAATTCGGTTATTCACGTAGTTGAATTCGGTTATTCACGTAGTTGAATTCGGTTATTCACGTAGTTGAATTAGACCCAGACCCATTATCTTGAATTCTTTACATACTGAGCATACCGCATACGTTTGCTTATAGACGGGTCATTTGAAGCCGTTTTTAATTGATTGTAGGAGATTTGTTTTTTACAATTCGCCGTTTCACAGTATTTTTGTAAATCTGTATCTTTTGCATTGTACATATTAATAACAAATGGTACTTCTGCAGAAGATAATGTTGAATTTCTCCATATTTCTGTAGAACCCGATAAACCAATTGCAATAATATAGAATTGATAAGGCTGTTTATAAAATAAATTACTTACTGTAATAGTGTTCTGGGTTGTTCCTGGTCCAAGCATACTTAAAGGAGTGTCTTTATTCGTAGAATAATAGTATCTTACGGTGGATGGATTCCCTCCGAAAGATTCAGTAAATGAATATATTAAAGTGTTTAATTTAGAAGTGACCGAAATATTAGAAGGAGCACTTCCGATAATATATGGAGTTCCGGATGCAACTGCGGATTCTCTCCATATTTCAGTTGTCTCAGATAAGCCGATTGCAATAATATAAAATTGATATAGTCGATTCACCGACAAATCCGATATTGTAATGGAAGTTTCCGTCGTTCCTGGACCAAGCATATTTAAAGGAGTATCTCTGCTAGTAGAATAATAGTATTTTACAACAGATGCATTTCCACCAAAAGATGCAGTGTATGAATATGTTAGTTTATAAAAATCGGGAGTGACTGAAATATTAGAAGGAGCGCTTCCGGTTATATGAGGCGTCTCTGATGGCGACAATGCGAAACTTCTCCATAATTCCGTTGTCCCTGAAAGACCAATTACAATAATATAAAATTGGTAAGGTTTATTCAATGATAAATCCGTTACTGTAAAATATGTGTTTGTTGTTCCTGTTCCTAACAAACTTAATCGAGTATTGCTGTCGGTAGAATAATAGTATTTTATAATTGGAGCGTTTCCATCTAACGATTGGTCATATGAATATAGTAGGCTATTCAATCCGCGAGCCACCGAAATGTTCAAAGGTGGTCCTCCTCGAACATATGGATTTCCTATAATGAATGGAATTGCAGATGTGAAAGCAGAATTTCTCCATAATTCGGTTGTTCCAGATAATCCGACCACAATAATATAAAAGTCATAGGATTTATTCAACGATAAATCAGAAATCGTCAGAAATGTTTTTGTTGTTCCGGTTCCTAATGAACTCAATGGAGTATTGCTGTTTGTGGAATAATAATATTTTATGGTGGGAGCATATGCGCCAGGAGACTCGAGATATGAATATGTCAAGCTGTACAACCCTTGGACAATTGAAATATTCAAAGGTGGACCTCCTTTCACGTATGGAGTCGCTGGTGATAATGTGGAATTTCTCCATATTTCTGTAGAACCAGACAACCCAATTGCAATAATGTAAAATGGATATGGTTGATTGAGGGATAAATCAGATATTGTAATGGAAGTCCCGGTTGTTCCGGTTCCGAGCGAATTTAATGATGCATCTTTATCGATAGAATAATAGTATTTTACAAATGATGGATTCCCGCCGGAAGATGCACTGTATGAATACGTTATGCTATTCATTGCTGGCGTCACTACAATATTGGAAGGTGCACTTCCTTGAATATACGGAGTTCCTGGTGATAATATGGAATTTCTCCATAATTCTGTTGTACTAGACAGTCCTATTGCAATAATATAAATTTGGTAGGACATATTCAATGACAAATCGGTAACTGTCAGAGATGTTGCAGTTGTGCCTATTCCAAGGGATAATAATGGTGTAGACCCACTGTTAATCGAATAATAGTATTTTATGACAGGTGCATTTCCTCCAGAATATGCAGTGTATGAATATGTTAATTTATTCAATCCGGGTGTCACTGAAAGTATATAGCCTGGAATATATGGAGTCTCTGGTGATGATAATACGAAATTTCTCCATATTTCAGTTGTCCCGGATAATCCGATTGCAATAATATAAAATCGGTAAGGTTTGTTTAATGACAAATCTGTTACTGTCAGAGATGTTCCGGTTGTGCCTGTGCCAAGTAATGACAATGGCGCAGAACCACTGGTCCTTGAATAATAATATTTGATGGTTGGAGCGTTTCCTCCAGAGGATGCAGTATATGAATATGTTAAGCTGTTCAACCCAGGGCTGATTGAAATATTCAAAGGCGCACTCCCTTGAATATATGGTGTTCCTGGCGATAGTACGGATTTTCTCCATAATTCAGTTTCGCCGGATAATCCGATTGCAATAATATAAAATGGGTATGCTCGGTTCTGTGATAAATCGACGACTGTCAAAGATGTCCCGGTTGTTCCTGTTCCGAGCGCACTTAATGATGTATTGCTTGAATAGGAATGATAATATTTTATTGTTTCAGCATTTCCAGAAGATGCCGCGTATGAGTATGTTAAGCTATTCAACCCAGGCGTCACTGAAATATTGGAAAGATCTCCTCCTTGAACATATGGTGTCCCTGGCGATAATACGGAATTTCTCCACACTTCTGTTGTACCGGAGAGTCCTATTGCAATAATATAAAATTGGTAGGATTGATTGAGTAGCAAATTCGATATTGTAAAAGATGTTCCGGTTGTTCCTGTCCCAAGCGTAGTGAACGATGCATTGCTGTTTGTCGAGTAATAGTATTTTACCACGGATGGATTTCCTCCAAAAGACGCAGTGTATGAATATGTCAAGCTATTCAATCCTGGGGTGACTGAAATATTGGAAGGCACACTACCTTGAATATATGGAGTCCCAGGTGATAATACGGAATTTCTCCAAATTTCCGTTGTGCCGGATATTCCTATTGCAATAATATAAAATTGGTAGGATTGATTGAGTAGCAAATTTGGTACTGTAAAAGATGTTCCGGTCGTTCCTGTTCCGAGCGTACTTAATGGTGCATTTCTATTGGTTGAATAATAATATTTTATAGTCGGCGCATTTCCTCCAGAAGATGCAGTGTATGAATATGTTAAACTATTAAATCCGGGAACGACTGAAATATTGGAAGGTGCGCTGCCTTGAATGTATGGCATTGCTGGTGAAAATACGGAAGTCCTCCATATTTCGGTTGTGCCGGATAATCCAATTGCAATAAGATAGTACTGGTAAACACGGTTCTGCGACAAATCGGTTATTGTAAAAGATGTTCCGGTTGTTCCTGTTCCGAGGTTTCCTAATTGTGTATTACTGGAATCCGAATAATAGTATTTTACAGTTGGCACATTTCCCCCATACGACGCAGTGTATGAATATGTTAGACTATTCAAACCGGGAACTACTGAAATATTGGGAGGTGCGCCTCCTTGGATATATGGAACACTTTTTAAAACTACATTTGAAGAACTACTTATTCCAGCAACACTCATTACGGCAAGTGACACATTGTAGGATTGGTTCTGTAAATTTCGAATTATAACCGGCGATGAATTTTGACCGGAATTATAACTGACATCGCCAAGAAAATACAAATATGTGAATGACGGGTCAGTTGTTCCTGTAATAATTCCTGCATCAAAATATACTTTATATCCGTATAACTCATAATTTTCTATACTGGTTATTTTAGGTGGATTGTATATGACTTCTTTAAATGGGAAATGCATTATTCCGGTAGTTAAAAAATTATTCTGCAAACTGGAAATATTCGACAACTGTTCAATGTTAAAAGGTGTATCCCAAATAATAATTTGCTGAAAAGCAAAATCAGAACATTCATTTCTTATAAAAGTCGTGTCATTTATGGTTAATGTAGACTGCGTTGTACTTACAAAATTCGCCTCGCCCACATCCGTATTATTTACTAATATATTGTTTGGTTTGGGAACGCTCGGATTAATTGTTGCGCACATAACGCACCAATCTGTTGCGGTCATTATTTTGCTTAATGTAATAAACGCATTATTGTAAATACACGTTCCAATGGTAGTAAACCCCCACCCTCCCCAATGTCCATATACAAAACTGGAATCACTTGAAGATAAAATTCTCTGCTTATTCGCACCACTATATCTGGTTATTGAGCAAATGGTAAAATTCGATGGAATGCTTCCGGCCGGCCATCTTATTTGGGTTCCACTTCCGGCAGGAGTGTTATTCAATGTTCCTGCATAACCACCAATATATGGAATGGATGCGCTTGCTCCGTTTCCTGAATTCGCATAATTAACAGTTGTGCCTGTTATATTCGCGTGTCTCCCTTGTCCGGTTATATCGTATAGTTGTGACGAACTGTTTTTAGAATGACCTGCTATGTATGCACCCCACGGTTTCGGTAATACTTTACTATTTATTATCACATCGGTTAAGAATATTGTGCTGTCTAGAATGTCAGAATATGTAAGTGTAAATGTAAAAATCAAATTATATGTCCCACTGTTGCTGACCGCAAAATCATATGATTTATAGGATGTTCCATTTTTCAAACTATCTGTCCAATTTCCACTATTATCTGCAGTATATATTTTCGATGTTCCGCTTCTCAATCCACTAAGATTTACTCCGGTTAAAAGGGTGGATGACGCATTTGAAATGTCAACAGAACACGATTGATTTCCACTATTTAATATGTCTCTATATAGCAATCTGAAACTCAAATTATAAGAACCGGGAATAAGAGAAATGGTTTGCTTTATGGTTGCAATGGACGGAATAGAAGAATTCGGATTTAATACTTGTTGCATTGCAAAACATTGTCTTGCATCTGGCAGATTTGACCCGTAAGGTGAAAACCCATTCACTGCCATTGGGTGATTACCATATGTGAATCCATACTGCACATTATTGACGCCATTAATATCGGCATATATCCATCCATTTAAACCGGCTGAATTGTTTTTATTTATTTCAATATAAGTGTCATTTTGAATAGATGTTAAATTAAAAAATCCGTTTGTAACAATAGACATATTATAAACTTATAGTATATTAACCTTTGAGGATATTCTCCAGAAAAAACGACTAAACAAACGCGGACATTTTTTGTATAACAATTCAATATGTTATACAAAAACCCCAAACACAAAATAAATGAGTCTTTTTCTTAAGCGTGAAAGTTATACCGAAGAAGAAACAACAATACCAGCAGATGATAAAGAACCATACTCCATAAAAACCCTACAATATGGCGACGGTGTGTTCGACAAACACGTCGATGCAACCTATATCATTCATCTGAAAGACAACGGGCGCGAACCCCATATATTCGAAGAACTGCAAAAATTCCATCCAACAAATACAGTTCATATTGTTTACAACCGGGGATTTAAGAAATGCGACAAAGGCCCCAAAGTTCTGACATCCGCCGACGACTTGACTCATACATACCTATGGACATTCGAACACGCTCTCGCCGAAAAATACCGCAATATATTGATTTTAGAAGACGATTTCATTTTTTCGGAAAAAATAAAAGACCCGGCTACTCAGCAAAAAATATTCGACATTTTGGAATCGCGAAAACACGAAGACTATATATTTTTGCCGGGATGTCTTCCTTTTTTATTAATACCGCGCGACGAAACTACATATACCGGGATAACTGGCGGCACACATTGTGCAATATACAGCGAAAAATGTATTCGAAATACTCTAGCAAATCGCGAGAAAATAGTGGATTGGGACATTTTCTTCAATTTCGTATCAGAAACCACCAACAAATATATTTATCCGGAACCTCTCTGTTATCAATTATTCCCAATCACCGAAAACTCCAAGGTCTGGGGAATAGAACACGTGGTGTTGTCCACCCTTTCTCATTTTGTAAAACCCGCAATGCAATTTTGCAGATTGGACCGGCAAGCAGAACCGGGTTATTCTATATTTTATGCATTTTCCAAAATACTCGGCATTTTATTATTGGCATTAGTGATATATATGATTGCCGTCTATCCTCTCTTACGTAACTCGGAATATTTCTATGCCATTTTTCGAACATATGTTTTGAACACAACGGAAGACAGTTGGTCTCTTTCCGAAATCGTCTCGAACTCATCTATCCATTCTTTTTTGGATGGAAATAGAGAGGTTGTTTCACTTGGATGAAATTCAATAAGATGGTCTATTTCCGTTACATACATTCTCTCACATCTCGGCAATAAAATGCGGTAGATTTCTTCTCCGCCGCAAACAAATACACGTTTTTCACATTCTCCGTAATATTTGTCCAGAACTCGAATCGACTGAATTGTTTCGTCGAGTTGTTCGATAGTTGCAAAAAAAAGAGTGTTGCCTTTTTCGACGTTGGTATATCGTATCTTTTGTTCTTCCGGGTTTCTCGATAATACAATGTGAATCCTACCTGTGAGAGGACCATTTGGAAGACTCTCGAATGTTTTGCGTCCCATTACCAATATATACCCCATCGTCGTTTCTCGGAAATGCCGCATATCTTCCTTGTTTTTCCAAGGAATGCGTTGGTTTCCAAATGAATCAGTGACCCCAATAATGGAATCTTGGTTCATAGCCACAATCAATTCGTATGAAACACTGGAACACGACATTTTGGGCGGAATTCAAATCAATTATATTCTCCCTACTTTTCATATTGTTTGTCCTCTTGAATCTATTCTCCTAATCGCTCCTGAATTTGGGATATAGCAAAATTATTTATAAATAAACGCCGTGTATTGTATGCATTTCTAAGGACTGTTCATCTGGTTCGAGTCCCCATTTATCGTAAAAGGATTCTAAATCATCGTCGGTGTTGAATGCGACCTCTCCTTCTTTTTCTCCATTTGGTTGATTTCGTTCTAAAATGGTTCCTCGGTATTCTCGGATGCGAGTTTCCCAGATGGGTGTTTTTGCACAATAATACAACCAATTTGTTCCTAGATATGCATCTCGCTCGGCCGCCGTAAGGCGGCCTCGAATAGGATATTTGCTGACCTGTTTCAAATAGTGTCTCGGTGGACAATTCACTGGAATGGTTTGATGGCGGTCGTCTTTGTACAAAATAATAAACTGTTTGCTGGGTTTATCTTTAGTGTTCTTGTCCTCCTCCTCTCTATCCAACATAGATATGGTTCCAACAACCGTCCCCAATAAACACGAATCCCCAGTTTCTTTCCATTGAGCATACATTTTGGTTATGCGTTTGTCGAAGAGAGAAAAGGATGCAGAATAATAATGCAAATATATTTGGCGTATCCATTCCCACACTTCTTCTTTCAACCCGGAATGGTAGAGTTCATATGCCCAAAATAACGCCTCCTCTCGTTGCTTTTCAAATAAAGACTTCTGCAAACTGTGTTTGACTAGTTCAAATTCATATAAATATCTGGTAAATATCGGACTGGTCGACATATTATTAGGTTATTCAAAGTAAAGTTGAATTTTAAGGTTGATTTATATAGAATCGTAGTTAGACTAAAAAAGGAGATTCAATTTCTTGCTCTTTGCAAAAAATTGAATAAAACGCATCCAACAATCAATAATCCTAGTTTATCAATACAATACAATTCAAAAAAAATGCACATTATTTATTTGCTATTTATCTTTGCAGTATTATTACAGTCGTGCGATTCGCAAATATTGGTTATATTTGAGTTATTTCGCGCGCGGCCGATTACGACATTTACGGAGAGAGGACATAACGAAAGTGAAAGCGTAGTAAATGGAGGATGGATGCCACTTCGTATCTGTGCCGGAGAAACTCTAACGCGCTCTACGCATCTGTTTCGTAGGTATAATGACGAGGTAAGTCAGATATTGGGCAATTACAATTCAACTACGTGAGCAGATACGCAGTGATACTTCGCTCTCAGCTTCGCTTGTGCCGTCACTGCGTATCTATAACCTACGAACCAATCTGTGGTTTATTTATGCAATACTATGAATGCACATATTGTAGAGAAGACGATTTTGTAAATAAACCAATAAAAATTGCATACTGTAAAGAATCGACAAAAAGAAGAAACTAAATCCCATCTTTTTCTTGATTCCAGTCCAAATAATTCCGACTAAAATAATGACAAAAAACACGATTGCCAAAACGGATAAAATGTAAAAATAAAAACAGTACTTATCGCTGATTGGACCGACAAGATTATTAATGACTCCAGAGAGGTTAGAAGGGACTTCGGGCTTTTCAGTAGTAGATGGAAGAGGCGAGGGAATTGTATTCATTTTAGATATATATTTATGAAATATTTTTGCTTTATCAATGGAGAAAAATAAACAATCTAAACTCCTAAATATACATAAATATATGAGTGAATAGTATATATTTTTCCGTGCAACAATTTACAAATACATATGGAAAACAACACATTATGGAGAATCATCAACAAGTATTTCGAGGACAATCCGCAATATCTTGTGGCTCATCATATTGAATCCTACAACGATTTTTTCCATAAAGACATTTTCGAAATATTCAAGAATCAAAATCCTATTCAAATCACATCCGCTTTCGACGAGAAGATAGGCGATTTCAAGCACAAATGCAATCTTTACATCGGCGGTAAATCCGGTCGCCGTATTTATTTTGGAAAACCGATGATCCACGACACAGACCGAGGGTCGCATTATATGTATCCAAATGAAGCACGTCTCCGCAGTATGACTTATGGAATGACCGTCCATTTTGATGTAGAGGTAGAGTTCATCGATATTTTGATGCCGGGTGAAGCACCATATATTGTCGGGCCTGAATTCCTCGATGAAGAAGAAATTGCTAAATTGGGAGGAGACCACACAATGGTCGGTGGTGAACCAGATGACCCCGACGACTATTCTGACGCATTTCAAAAAGAAAGAGCCGATACATTGCACAATTATAAATTGGATGGAGGCGACTATATTTTGGAGCAATTAGCACGCGAATCTCAAGCCGGTGGTGCGAAAAAAGAAGCCGAGCCACAAGACGAAGGTGATAAGTCGAAGAAAATCGCTACGAAAAAACGCCGTGAAAAACAGGCAGAAGCTGAAAGAAAGCAAGTAAAATTAACAACTGCGATGGCCGCCGCAACAAAGGAAGCACAGGCGCGTTCCGTAACGGGCACGATTCAACGCCGCCACGTTTTGCTAAAGAAACTCTATTTAGGAAAAATCCCCATTATGGTTCAATCGGATTTCTGCATTTTAAATGGATTGCCGCGAGAGGTCCGCCATTCATTCGGTGAATGTCGCAATGACCCCGGCGGGTATTTTATTATTAATGGCAAAGAAAAGACTATCGCAGTGCAAGAGAAATTCGGCGATAATATGCTATATATCCGAAAAGGCAAACTTGTAAAAGCGTCAGAATCGGAGGACGAGACGGTCGACGACTACCTCTATTCCGCCGAGATTCGTTCCGTCTCGGAAAATGTGGCTAAACCGAAACGCACAATGTCAGTGAAATTAATGTCGCCCACCAATAAATTTACCAATCGCAATTTGATGGTATTCATTCCTAACGTTCGTGCGCCGATTCCTCTCTTCATTCTGTTTCGAGCCCTCGGTGTCCTCTCGGATAAAGACATTATTTCGATGTGCGTCCTCGATTTGGACAAATACGATTTTATGCTGGATTTGTTCGAACCGTCTGTACACGATGCCGGTCCAATAATGCAACAACATACCGCATTGAAATTCATCGGCGAATTGACGAAATTCCACAATGAGAAGTACGCACTCGAAATCTTGACCGATTATTTTTTGCCTCACGTAGGAGAGACAAATTATATGGAAAAAGCATATTATTTGGGGCATATGGTATTTAAACTCCTCTGTGCTTCGGCCGGGTTAGAATCGCCGACGGACCGCGATAATCTCAAATACAAACGACTAGAACCATTTGGAACGCTGTTCAACGACTTGTTTATGGAGTACTATGTTATGCAGAAAAAACATATATTCCAAGAATTCGACCGCCGCATCTATTTCAACAATTCGACTTATGAACACGATTTGCCGTCGCTCGTTTTCTCCAATTACCGCGAGATATTCGGCGAGAGGATAGTCGACCAGGGAATCAAGAAAGCGTTTAAAGGCGGATGGGGGGCACAAGCACATACGAAACGCGTCGGAATAGTACAAGATTTGAATCGCCTCTCATTCAACGCCGCATTGTGTCATTTGCGCAAAATCAATCTGCCTCTCGATTCTAGTTCGAAAGTAGTAGGGCCGCGTATTTTGCATAGTTCTCATTGGGGTTATTTCGATTTCATTGACACGCCCGATGGCGCGAATATTGGTCTGCATAAAACATTTGCAATGACGGCATATATGACTCGCGGGTATTCACGCGAACCGATGATTCGGTGGATGCGCGAGAATGTGGTGCTGAGACCGGTCACCGATTTCACGCCGATCATCCTCTCTACAATGACCAAAGTATTTGTGAATGGACACTGGGCTGGTGTGGTTGAAACGCCACTGGAATGTGTAAGCAAGATGCGATTTTACCGACGAAATGGACTGATTCCTCTCCATACGAGTATTGCATTTAATATTCGCAATAATGCTGTGGAGGTATATACGGATGCAGGTAGATTTGCGCGTCCGATTTTCTATAAAGATGATATTTCAGGGAAATGGGCGTTTTCGATTTCCAGTCAAATCGTTGAGAAGATAAAATCCGGCGATTTCTCGTGGGAAGAATTGGTCGCCGGGTTCAATGATAAACGTGTTGCAGGAGAGGACAAAGCACCCTACAGAATAAACGATGTTGTCATCCGCGAACTGGCAGAATTATATGCGGGTGTCGGAGAGGAGAAAGAACCGACGAAATTCGAGCGATTCTTGAAAAACAAGGCAATTGTAGAATACATTGACCCCAATGAGACGGAACATTCCCTCGTAGCACAAAACTGGAAAGACTGGGAGAACAACCCAGATAAACACAGCAGATACACACATATGGAAATCCACCACTCTTTCCTCTTTGGTATTATGTGCAACCAATCTATTTTTGCGGAAAACAACCCAGCCGCACGTATCTCATTTTCGTGCAGTCAAAGTAGGCAAGCGTGTTCTATTTACCATTCCAATTTCCACGTAAGAATGGATAAAACTGCGATTGTGCTCAATTATGGGCAAACCCCGCTTCTCAAAACACGACTTCTCCCGCATATTGATAGAGAGGAGCATCCATATGGCGAGAATGTGATTGTTGCAATTATGTGCTATACTGGATACAATGTAGAAGATGCGATTTTGGTAAATGAAGGGGCTATTCAACGCGGTCTTTTCAACACCACTTATTATACGGTTTATTCCGAACACGAAGAGAGGAAGAAAGAACAGACGGGCGGAATAGAAGGAGTCGTTGTAGATAAACGATTCACTAATATTGAATCGGAATCGAATGTGATTGGATTAAAACCCGGCCACGATTACAGCAAATTAGACCGCAATGGATTGATTAAAGAAAACACTCCAGTAGACGACAAAACCATCATCATTGGCTATACATCAAATAGTGCTGTGAAACCCGATGTCCGCATTGACGGATCAAAGACGACGAAAAAAGGACAATTAGGTGTTGTGGACAAAGCATTTATTACAGAAGGCGAAGAAGGTGAGAGGATCGCAAAAGTTCGTATTCGCGAAATCCGCATCCCGAATTTGGGGGATAAAATGGCGTCGCGTGCAGGACAAAAAGGCGTTGTCGGACTCGTTATTCCGGAAAAGGATATGCCGTTTACTAAAGACGGATTGAAACCGGACCTCATCATCAATCCTCACGCTCTTCCGACTCGTCAAACCATCGGACATTTGGTCGAATGTTTGATAGGTAAAGTATGTACTATGTATGGCGGGTTCAGCGATTGTACTGCATTTAACAATGAAGGGTCAAAAGCGGCAACATATGGCAGATTATTGCCAGAGGTTGGGTTTCATAGTAGCGGCCACGACATCCTCTACAATGGAATGACCGGCGAACAAATCGAGACGGAAATATTCATCGGACCAAACTACTATATGCGTCTGAAACATATGGTGAAAGACAAAATTAATTATCGTGCATTGGGTCCGAGAACCGCATTGACAAAACAACCTGTTTCAGGACGAGCAAATGACGGTGGGTTGCGAATCGGCGAGATGGAACGCGATTCTGTATTGGGACACGGAATCAGCGAGTTCTTGAGAGAGAGTATGATGGAGAGGGGAGATGAATATCAAATAGTGGTTTGCAATACTACGGGTGCATTGGCTGTTTATAACCGAGCGCGCGACTTGTTTATGAGCCCAATGGCGGATGGTCCTCTCCGATTTTTCCGTAGTGAAACCGGCAAAGGATTTGCACTCGATACAATGACGAAATATGGTCGCCGATTTAGTGTCATTTCTATTCCCTATTCGTTGAAATTATTGATACAAGAATTAGCAGCAATCAATATTCAATTGCGCATAATAACAGAGGATAATTTGCCGCAAATTGATTCAATGGCGTTTTCGGACAATTTGAGTCGATTGACATTGAATCCAAATATGACCCCGGATAAATTAGTCCGGGAAATGGAGCGGGCGATTTTGAGAGGCGAAAAAGGGGTAAAAACACCGGACGAATTTACTGAAGAAGAATTGGAAGAAATCGAGTACCAAGAACAACGTAAAAAAAGGATAGATATGGAGACAAGAAGACGAACGGAAGAAGAGGCGAGAAAGGTCAAAGACCAAGACCAAAACATCAAACCACAAAACATCAAAGATGGTTCACCACAATATCCTCAAGATGTTTCACCAGCTTACGAACCGGCAGATTATATGCAGGGTTCACCAAATGATTATATGCCGGGTTCACCAAATGATTATATGCCGGGGTCGCCATCAGAAGAGTACGAAGGAGGTAGAGGAAGTGTTCCTAATTCAATAGATGATTTTGTATTAGGACAAGAGGTGCATTTCATACGTTCGGTGGATTTAGGATTGCCGCAAAATCATATTTGGAGAGTGGCGAAGAAAGGTGGAACTCTTATTACCATTACAACTGACCGGGCCTCTCTAACGGGCGGTGGAATGAATTTCACCAATTCGGATTTATTACAAATCGCCAGAGCGGATGAGTTGATGAGTCGTAATGTATTTGCGAGTTGGGAGAATCAGAGAGCAGGCGCTTTATTGGCTCAACAGCAGAAACAACAACAGCAATATATGATGGGAGGACAATCGTTGATGCAAAATCCTATACAACCACAAATTCCACAAATTAATATTAAGATGGTGGGCGGGAATGACTTCTCGAAAGGGGAAGAAGGACCAGGCGCTGAAAAAGGAATAACAGTTTCCGGGGGAACACCCGACACAGCGTTTAATAATTTAGTGATTCCAACTTCTGCCACAAAAATGAATGGAGCCGGCAATAATGTATCTAGAGAATCAGACAATAAACCGGGGAAAACAATTATGGGCGGATTAGCCGATTTTGGAAGTTTAGTTATTAATAAAATTATGTAGAATTCGGTTGCGTTTTTTTTACAGCATAAAATACGCGTTATATTAAAAGAATATGAAGATTTTTGTTATACATTACAAAAAATTAATTGATAGAAAGGCACATATTTTAAAACAATTTGAACAATTCAATATAACTGATTATGAATTTATCGAGATAGATAGAGATGATTTATGTGGTCAAAATATAGATACATTTGAACCGTATTATTGCAAAAGTCAAATGGCTATAACACTCAGTCATTTTTATGCATACAACGAAATCAGATTAAAATATGACTGTGGTTTAATATTTGAAGACGATGTTATATTGTCGGATAATTTCGTGGATACATTTGCGAAATACGTCGAAGACCTGCCGGAAGATTATGATATGTTGTTTATAGGGAATGGGTGTAGTTTACACATTCCGGACCATAAATTAATTCCAAATAAAAATATTTATAAAAAATGCGTATATGAATGTAGCGACGAGCCGGTTACAGCGGGAAGATGCGCGGATAGTTATTTAGTGAGTAAGAAATGTGCTATTAATATTTGCAATTATATCGATAATTTAAAATACAAAATCAATATACCGGTTGATTGGTGGTTAAATACAGCGGCAAGGGATAATGATTTGCAAATATATTGGTCTGAACCTACAATTGTTACTCAAGGAACGCAAAACGGAACATTTACATCGTCTCATTAACCACATATACGTTTCTAAAGTATTTTATGAATAAACTATATATTTGCAATAAAATTCAACTACGTGAGTTCCTTCGTCACTCACTCCGTGAATAACCTAATTCAACTACGTGAGTTCCTTCGTCACTCACTCCGTGAATAACCTAAATGCCATCATCGAGAACCCCCAAAATTGAACCATTGAATCGATGTTTATGAAACAACATAAACATAGATTTATAGTATATTTTCAGAAACCGGAAATTTAAAACCCAACACCAATAAGAAAATGACCTCCAACAACCGCGTTCAAACTTTCTATAACTCTCGTACAAATCTACTGCAAATTCTCGAAACACTTGGATATGAAGTTGGACAATATATCGGATTTAGTGTAAATGAAATCGACGAGCGAATGAAGACAATGCAACTTGATATGGAATTGACTAAACCGATGGGAGAAAAGGCATACGTAAAGTATTTATGCGGCAATAAAGTTCCGACGAAGATGTTGAGTGCAAAAGTCTTGGACCAATTGATAGAAGACTTGTTTGTCAATTCGGATACTTTAGAGAAACGCGACACACTTATTATTGTCATCGACGGTGAACCGAACGATTCAATGATTGACCGTTTGAAGTATTTATATAACCACGACGGGTATTTCGTCGTTTGCCACAATATCGCGAGGACGCAATTCAATATTTTGCAGCACGAAAAGGTTCCGAAATCAGAGGTTGCGACAGAAAAAGAAATCGCAGATGTAATGCGGAAATTCAATATAACCGAACGAAAACAGTTTCCGGAGATAGGCAGATTTGACCCAATCTCATTGGCACTTTGTCTGAGACCGGGGCAGATTTGCAAAATTCATCGCCCGACCCCAACAGCAGGTACGTCTATGTTTTATCGTGTGTGTGTGTAATTCATTCTGCCTATAAAACGCATATGCACAACTATATATAAATATCATAAAAACCATTACACAATATATAATATTTTTATTGTGTAAAATATAGAATCCTTATGAACTTACCGGATGCCCCAAAAGTAGAAATGCCGTCAAATGACTGGTTTCATATGAAACCGGAATGCAAGGGTGACGAATTTGATGATTGCAATGCAAATAAAAACGCGGCAAACAATTTTCGGAAATTAACTGACCATTTAGGTGCAAATGTAGCAAAATACAATGATGCAAAAATGTTATACAACCGCGAATTATTATTTACAGTGAATATTTTAGCCGGATTGGCGATGTTGTGTTACTATATTTATTTGAATCAGTCCGCAATTCCATCATCACCGATGGTTGCTATAAACAGTATTGGCGATGTCGGTAAGTCATTCTCGGGAGTTGCTACAATCCCAAGTGCCGTGGCAATTCAAAAATGAATCTGACTCTAATTTATAAATAACCTTTATGTCTTCTTATTGTGATATAAACACATTAATAAAAGATGAAAAAACCCATCCTTTTTTAACAAAACGAATAGAAAATTGGAAAGTTGGATGTTCGGTAGGAACGAACGCGCGGTCAGCTTCTGGATGTTTGACAGACGAAGAATTGGCGTGTTATTCCAGTTATAAATTGGGGTCTACTCGTGAGAAGTTGGACGAATCTTTAGCAGATATATATCAACCACAAAACTCCATATCCGCAACATTCGATTCAAACTATCAAACGACAATGCTTACTGGAATTGTTTGGGCTGCATTAGGTACAACTGTTCTCTATTATGCGTTTACAAAAATATAAAATTATTATATGTTTAGAGAGAATGTCTTCACTAGAATATTATGATTTTTCGGCGAAAAACTTAAAAGAATCACTCATTACACAAGATGCGCCGCCTGCAATGAATATGACAACCACCGACTTAAGTGCAAAAAATATTAAAAAAACGAGAGATGATATGCAAAAGGACGCAAAATATGATTATTCGACGGAAGTCAATAACCCGTATGGTTATGGATATGTTGCATCATTGCACGAAGTTAGAAATCAAGATGCACAAGAAATTCAAAATCAAGAAAGTACACTATTTTCATTAGGTGCTGTCGCGGGGGTTTCATTAATTGTATTTGGGTTGCTTATTTCATCGCAGCAAGTTAATAAATAAGACACCAAATGAGTTCTATAAAACGTAATTGTATAATATATATTTAACGAATATGCCTTATACCGCTAATGATTTTTATAAAGACGAATTGAATCGATTGGAGAAAAAACAACAAAACGCAGAATCAATTACACAATCACAAATGAGACTGACAGATATGAATGACAGCTACAGAAAACGATACTCAAAGTACGTTCAAGTTTTAATGGTGTTGGTATTCGCATATGCGTTATATTTAGCAGTTATTTTGCTGCAAAAAATGTTCCCTGTAATTCCTCAAATTGTTATTGATGTCATTACAGTTGTGTTAATATTCCTAGTTGCGTTCTATTTATTTAACACTGCGTGGGAACTATATAGCAGAAGTCTGTTGAACTACGATGAGTTGGATTTACTGCAAAACGATTCTTCTGGTGTAGATGTGTCCAAATTGGCAGAAGAAGGACAGATATTCGATTTTCAAGGAACTGAACTAACTTGTATCGGTCAAGATTGTTGCCCCGAAGATACGCATACTTATGACAGTGACACAAATAAATGTGTGCTTACATCAACATTGCCATCCAACAAAAAAGATTCTCCTACTAATAACCCTCAGGTCGTTTCTCCGATGAATCCTTCAATTCCTAATCCTCCCTCAATTCCTAATCCTCCTTCAATACAACCTTTCGCTACATTAGAATATGAAAATGTAAGTTCGGCATATAATTTATCAATTATGAACGCGGCGGGGGAATTAAAACGTGTGCCAAATGGAAATAACGCAACTCCATTTCAAACGAAATCCGCATTAGTATATTCTAATTTTTAATCATAACACATCATATTTTGTGTGAGAGATGCGCAATTCAACTACGTGAGCAGATACGCAGTGATACTTCACTCACTCCGTCACTGCGTATCTATAACCTAATTCAACTACGTGAGCAGATACGCAGTGATACTTCGCTCACTCCGTGAATAACCTAGACCGCGACATTCATCTATATTTTCATTACTATAATATAATAATGGCAAATTTTATATTATAGAACCCGTAAATAATGAACAATTACATAAATGATGGCATAAATTCAGTAAATAATGCAGGAACTATAGTGAGCAATGGAGCAGAAGATGTAAATGGTATGTTGGAATCTACTGCTCAAACTATAGATGGTATAAATACTGCACTAAAAACCGGAATCGATTCTCCGAATTTCGAATTAGTCAATTTTCAGACAGGTACAATTAATAAGGAAATTCCGAAATTAGAGGAAAACTCGAACTTGTATGAATCAAAAACGAACTACCAAATGGAAATGTATACATCAGTGAAATTCGTCAATGATATTTTGCTTATCTTCTATATCGTTCTGTTTATTGTCATCCATTTACTATTTTTAGTGCAATATTTGCAAGGTGTAAAACGCAACGAGATTGCAGATATAATTTGGCTGTCTGTCTTTTTCTTCTACCCGTATTTGATTTATTACATTGAGAGGGCCATTTATTTTTGCATCAATTATTTCTTGTCTTTCATTTACGGCAAAACATATGTGTATCAATTTGATACTTTGCTTCTTTTCACCGATTTTTACGGAAACCCGGGTATGAATAAACCCGAAGGGTCATTGACCGGATAAATTTATTATACAAATCAACAAAAAGTGTATAATATTTTTATTATTTAGAAAACATCACATCACAACATATCACAAATATATATTTACAATTCATTTGGGTCAGACACATCGCCATCGTCTATCATACCTTGCATATCTGATTCATATGATATGCGAATGCCTACCCATATCTTACCTTTCTTATTATTCTTGAATTTCTTGTCCATTTCAGCGTGCACATCTTTCGCATTGGGACTGTTGCGGCGACCATACGAATTCTCATACCAGTTCTTAAACTCGGCGTTCAGTTCTGTCTTGGCAATGGAGCCAGACACATCCACCACAATACGTTCTGCAATGAATTCTGCAATACAATCTTGACTTTGGCGATAGGCGTCTCTTGCCGAAATAACTTCGGCACAATCCGGTACACGCCCTTTGTTTTTGAACGCGCGGTCAACCAACATAGAAGCAAATACTTCCTTCCACGTCTCCATACGCTTTGAAATCGTGCGGTCAATCAAGAATTGATATGGGGCGTCGGAGTCATTATTGACTGGATTATCTGTGAAACGCGATTTGAAATTGACTACGCGCACACGACGCCAAATGCCGTGGTCATTGCCCTCTATTTCCGGCAAATAATTCGTGCAAATAACCATATTAAATTGCGGCAAGAATTTAACCATTTTGCCGGAATACAGCGCACGACCCTGCAATTCATCCTCACCACTAGAGAATTCTTTGATGACTCCTTCATTTAGGCGTTCGCCTTTCTGCGGTTCTTGTGCGACTGCCATACGCGCCCCCTTCAGTTCCATTATTTCCGGAGTCGCACTGCCTACTTTACCACGGCGGTCCGTCAACATATTGACAGGCACCGTTCCTTTGTATTCCCCCAAAACCAAATCCATTAGTTTGATGAGAACCGATTTACCGTTTTGACCACCGCCAATGTAAATATGGAATGTTTGCAATTCAGCAATCAATCCGGTCATTGTCGTCGCCAAATGATTCCACATATACTCATTGAGTTCGCCATTCGGGTCGGGAAACAGTTTATGCATAAAATCGTTAATTTCATTGATAATGGGCTTATGGACCGCGGTGTTAATTGGCACGTAATCTATGTTGGTACATTTTGTCAAATAGTCATCCGGAGCACCCCGGCGGAACAAATCTTCCTTTTTCTTTGCAGTGAAATCCAAGACGCCATTTTTAAAGCAAATTAAATAGACATTTTCATCCAGCTTTTTCTCAAAATCGGGGTTGTGAAATTTGTGTCTCGCTTCCGTCATAATATTGTTGATGTCGCTTGTAGAACCGAGACGCTCACACACTTTCGCCAACTTCTCGCAGAATTTTTGCAGTTTCTTTATTTTGCGCGGGTCTTCGTCTTCCGGAATTGTCTCGTTCAATGCAAAATATTCCATCAGTTTTTTCGTATACAGTGCACGCAATTTTTCGGTTATTTCATTTCGGAGTCCGACACCGGCGTCGATTTGTATCCATCGTGGTTCCACGAATTGAAACCATTTATTCCCTTTTATATCGACGCAAACATATTCATCTCCAAACATAGAATGAAGTACTTCTGCTAAATCGACGTCCGTTGTGCCTTTTCGGTCAATCGCCTTTGAATCGATATTTACGTCTTCATATCCACCGAGAGCGCGTTCGAGAACGATTTCCGCACAACGGGTTTTGACCTCGCGGTATTTTTTAGGGACATCTGCCTTGCACCAATAAGCAATCGATTTTGCGCTCAATCCATCCTCTCGCCATTCGAACGAATCCCATTTGTTTTTATGTGTATCAATGTCGTCGAAATTAAACGCTTCCGATTTTGCACTAAACGCCATCCAGACAATGAACAAATCGGGCGAAGTATGTTTCAATGCCATTCCGACGCGAATCCATTCCCCATATGGCTCATATCGCTCTTTCGGAAGAGCCATAGTATGCCAAGCAACTTCATTTAGATTCAATCGATTTTGCTCTGTATTTTCTTGTATAAATTGCTCCAATAATGAGTCTAATTGTTCCCTCGTATTTACCCTAAGAACCTCGCTTGTAAATCGTAAAGGTTCCATTCCGCCGCGTGTTGAAGAAATATTTCGATTTTCATTAAATGCCGGTTTTACTGTACGGCGAACAGAAGATTCAATTTTCTGCAATTCGCGCACAGTTTCACCGCGATAAGAGAATATAGGATGTGTGCGGCAACGTGCCGACAATTCGTGAATGAGCGACGTCCAGTTTGGCGCCCAATCGGGGTCTTCTGTCGACCTCGAATCGTAAGTGGATTGTCCATCCATCGGGTCATATCCAACCGTATAAATGTGCGTCAAATGATACGGCTCACAACCGGGTTTTGTTGAACCATACATTTGCCAATGCGTTGAACCTTCACTGATTCCTTTGTCCAAAACACTATCCCACGAATTCGTTATTTGTAAATCACTGCAAACCTCTTGTAGTTTATTGACCATTCTTGAACGCAAGAGAATTTGCATATCTCTTTCGGCCGAAATACCGATGACTAGATGAATACCATCCTTTGTTACATTTTTGTCCGCAACTCGATTGATGTTCTTCTTCTCCAGCACATAGATTTTGTAGGCGGAAGATTCATCGAAATCGAATATGCGCGATAGTTCTTCAATATATGCTTCAATCATAACAGTGAGATGGTCTTTCGTATATTTTCTTTCCGTCGTTTCATATGGAAAACGGAAATCGAAATCGACCAGAATTGGCCCATTGTTTACCAATTGCGCTTCCGTCAGAAATTCGACATTTTGTGTCTCCAAAACTTCCTTGCAATAACGATTTAGTAATCCGGTATAATCTAATTCTGGCACACAAAATACACCTCCATATATTCTATTATCTGGGTCTTGACTAGCAATTCGATAATTCGTTACACTTTCTTTTGCATCTTTATCCGTTTTTCTAAATCGATTAATGTAATGAAAATTTGCTATGGACATTGTATTTTGGTGTTATGGTTGTATTCAAACCCGGTTGTATAATAATGAATAGTATATTTAACTCGTTTGAATAAAAACATAATACCCGAAATAAGACATCAATTTTTTTTGTTTTTATTGAATTTTTATTACTGACTGGTGTATGATTTCTATTTATCTGTTCCGTAAAAACACCGCATAAAATTGATTCGATAAAACGAATTAAATAAATACAAACATAAAGTATAACATTTATATTATTAACCCAATATTCTGCTAAAAATGAGATTCTGTGTAAATTGCAACAACAAACTCTATACCAGTTTGCATTCTGAAAATTCCAACAAATTGGTATATTATTGCCGCAATTGTCAATATACTGATGAAGAAATTGGCGAAGAAGGGGTGGTCGTTCTAAACACGCAGTTGAAAAAAGGCGAACAGCGCTTTAACCACATTATAAATCGCTACACAAAACTGGACCCGACGCTCCCGCGTATTTACAATATGAAATGTCCTTCGTCTGCGTGCAAAACGAATGTAGACCAGGTAGAGCGACCGGAAATCATATATATGCGATATGACGACGAAAATATGAAATATTTATATTTATGTGCGACTTGCGATTCTATTTGGAAAACGGATGACCGCAAATAAAAATTGAATATGTTGATTATGTTTATCAGTTGCAATCAATTTAGAAACAATCATTTGCTATTATATAAATTACATAAAAATGTCCGATATTGAAAACGATTATTCTGCGTCTGAATCCGACTCTGATTCTGAAACGGAACAACAAACAAATGCACGCAAAAAAAACAAGGTAGTAAAGAACAAAACAAAACCAGTATTATCAGACAATGAAGATGAAGGCGATGAATCGGATGCTGCGTCTGATTCGGATGGAGATGTATCCATCGCCGACAGTAAAGAAGATTCCGATATAGATGATATTAACCCCGATGATGATATAGACGAAAATGTATTATTTGCAGACGCTGCAAAACCTTCTGGAAAAAATGCAGATATAGAAGATGAGTTTCGATTCGGATTCGATTCTGATGACGAAAGCGATTCTGATTTAGATGAAGATGAGGACGGCACTCAATATTTGCAAAAACTCGACGACTCGGTAAGAGAACAGACCATTGCAAACCATCATCCAGAATTGATTATCCATAATTATGACGAAGTGGAAGCACTCACGACCATTGTGCGCGACGAACGAGGTGTAATCATCGACCCACTACACCGCACATTACCATTTCTCAGCAAATATGAACGAACCCGAATATTAGGCGAGCGAGCAAAACAAATCAACGACGGAGCAAAACCGTTTGTGGCGACAGACCCATCTGTTATTGACGGGTATTTGATTGCATTGAAAGAATTGGAAGAAAAGAAGTTGCCGTTTATTATTCGACGACCTCTCAACAATGGTGCGAGCGAATACTGGAAACTAAAGGACTTGGAGTTTCTATAATACAGAAAAAACCGTGGAGGCAATGTAAGTAAACAAAACAAAACAAAACAAAAATGCCAAATGTAAATTATATAAACCTTTTTCACGAGATATATCAGTATTTCGCGAAATAATATGATATATTTTACATTGCCACATTCACCTCCGAATATATTTTACAATATAAACATCGAAACACAACCGGTTTTCCCACCCGTTTTTATATCGCAAAGTTTATGCAATTATATGAACGATATAAAGGAAAAAATCGCGTTTCGGGAAAAAGAATGGGATTTTTACAAAAAGTATACGAATCCATATGAATATATACATTCGGTTGTGCCTCAGAAGAAGAAATCGGTGTCTAAATACAAACCGATTTCTAGGTCATATTTTAAAATGATGGAGATGATTTCAGAATTCAAATTGGATAAAACCGCGTCAAAAACGTTTCATTTGGCAGAAGGACCGGGTGGATTTATAGAAGCAATTTGCAATAAACGCAACAATACAGAAGATGAATATTACGGTATGACGATTATTATTGATGAAACGGATGACAATGTTCCCGCTTGGCATAAATCCGGATATTTTTTATCGCAACATCCGAATGTCAGTCTCGAATATGGAATAGACGGGACTGGCAATTTATTGCATATTGATAATTTCGTGCATTGTGTTCTAAAATACGGGTCTTCTATGGATTTGATTACTGCCGACGGTGGATTCGACTTTTCGAAAGATTTCAATCGACAAGAAATAAGTATAACCAATTTGTTGTGGGGGCAAGTGTGTTATGCATTGTGTTTACAGAAGCAAGGCGGCAGTTTCGTTTTGAAAATTTTCGATATTTTTTATGAACACACAGTCCATATTTTATATATTCTTTCATCGTTTTATGGAGAGGTGAATGTCTGCAAACTGAAAACAAGTCGAATTGGGAATTCGGAAAAATATGTTGTCTGTAAAAATTTCAAATATGCATCTTATTATGAGTATTACCCGATTATATACGAATCTTTTAACAGGATAAAACAGACCTCTTCTGAAGGTATGGATATGCGGTGCTGGGGAGGAATGGAAAAGATGGTGGATATTTATGCATTATCATTCGAAGATAAATCTTCTCTGGATAATACTCGAACACCTACTCGCGTGTCTCGCTCCGGCGTTCTCACAAAAGACCACCAGTTTAGTAACCCCGAAACGTATATTTGGAGATTATTAAATTGTACAATCCCGAGACATTTTACGAAACAGGTAGAAGATATAAATGCGATTTTCGGACAGCAGCAAATCGAAAATATACACTATACCATATCACTCATTGATAAACAACCGAAGCAAGATAAACTCGACCAATTAGTAAAACAAAATGTGACCAAATGTGTAAATTGGTGTATAGAACATTCTATTGCATACAACAATTTAGCTACTGCAAATGTATTTGAACAAGGGAACCTCGGTTTCTTTCCTAACCGGACCCCTTCTATCGGGACATTTGACCAAGGAAACCTAGGATTCTCCCACGAAACAGATGCGCAGCATCGCCTTGGTCGTTTCTACTCCGCTCCGCTTTGATGCTCCGCATAAGGAATTAGGTTATTCACGTAGTTGAATTACGGCGCGCATTTTCCCACTAACCTTCCATTCGCCAAACGTTTCATTGCACCCGTATATTTATCAATCACTGGCGTCATTTTCTCCGGGTATCCAATCTTATCCTTCACAGTATACACCTGGTCACTTATACCATAAGACATTGCATTGCCCACCTGCGACCCCAAACCAACCGAATACGCCAATCCATTTCTAGAAATAGTATCATACTTTAATCTCTGTATTTTATCACTACTTGAAACACCTCCCTGAGTAGCAAATCTATTATTGCTCGGTTTGTAATAAGTAATCGAGTGGGAAGGAAATACTAAATTGGGACGATCCGAAAGAGCACCATATGCGACACCATTCAAGGTTCGATTTTCAACCGCATTTTCCGATACATCTGGATAAAATCCACTGCTAAAACCAATAATATTTTGAAACCCAGTCGATGGAATATAGTAAACTGGAACACAATCTACGTCTGGACGTGTCCACGTAGCATCTCTCGGGATGGTATAATTCACTACATTCGACACACTCGCTGTCGAAAACGCCTGAATCTCAACACAATTATTTGTATTATTATAAATAATTTTCATCAAAAATACATAACTCTGACTGGGCGAATAAAAGAAATAGTGTCTATTTTCAATCATAACTGTTTCAAACGCTCGATTTAAATCGCGAACGTCGTAATTTCCAGGAGGAATACGCACCTCATATCGGGTTGCGGGAGAAACAAAGTCCGAACCACTAGAATCAATCCAGTAATAGTAAAACACATTTGAACCCGCCGCAATATATGCCTTTGGACAGTGTGAAATACCATTCGGGGAATATATTTCTTTGGATTCTAATGGGTTGGTTACAATGGAGACGTCATTCTGTCTCACGTGACGATATTGATTTTGCACAAATGTTTTGCTTCGACTCACTAAATATTGATTTGTGTTTGTGAAATAGCGGATTTCCGACCTAGCCGGGTCATACACGCGTTTTATAATGCCACTACTTCGACACCGTCTTCTCGCATTATTTTCGGCACAATTATAGGATGTATTTGAGCCACTCGTTTTACTTCCGTTGCCCTGACATCCATACGTTTCATTTAAGTTGCCAGTTGCGGGATGCTCCAATGTGTTAAATTGGCCAACTAGATTTGGGTTGGTTGTAGAATTCTGCAATACATATCCACCGGGCCGGTTCAATTCAGTTATACTACTAGATACTCGAGAATGTTTACAAGTGTCGGGTGTTGTACTTGGAATATTTGCGGCAATTTCTCGACGGTATAATTTGAGAGGCATTGCACGAAAAATAACATTTCCAGTTATTTTCCCACCGTCTTTTCCGTTTTTTTGAATAGAACTGGTTATTTGATTTATGGTGCGGCCTTTCCACGATATATCCCGGCGTTGATTATGATTTAATAGTGCGGACATTTATATTATATCATAATATTATAATCATTATTATCCCCCTCGCTATAACGCATATCGAATGGAAATTTCGACGCCAAATTACATATTCTTTTTGTTTATGATTATAGTAGGTGTTTTATTTTACATTATTGCTACTTGGATTTTGGGAGTAAAGACCCCTGAACCATTTGTTGAAGGGTTTGCAAATACCAATCCGCAATATACTTATTTGCCGAATAGTAGTTCCCCGAATTTATTCATCAAATTTGGACTCGCCGATTTAGCAGTTGATATATCTGGCGCTTGTGATTTTATAAAACTAGATAGTGCTCTCAACTCAGTTAAGAATATTACAGCCGCCGCCACAACTTCCTCTCCATCGCCTTCTCCTTATTCCGGAAACACTGCCGCAAAAATCGAATCCTTTTCAACCGAACCCGAACCCACCACCTCACCCGCATCTTCAGTCGCCACGCCTCAACAAACAACGGTTCCCATTGCAACCACGACTTCAATAACAGACAGCGGAAATACAACGGCCACGTCCTCGAGTGTATATTTAAATTCAACTACAGCACCGACTGCTACTACAGAACCATCATTTGACACGGAAACACAGAACGATACGGAACCACCAACGGCAACTACAGAACCGTCAATAACCACCGCACCACCAATTGCTACTACAGAATCAATCACGGCCACAGAACCGCCCAAAAATGGCGAATATACTGTGCCTTATACCGAACTGGATATATATAAAATATACAGTTCAACCACAGGGTCGTATAACAATCAAAATATATTCAAATTAATGGATGCTTCATATGGAAATTTATTTGACACCACTAAAATTGGCAATTTATCCGATGCAAATATTGCGAAAATGTGGGAGGCAAATGTATCGATTTCCATCGATGATGCTCTCTATAACGGCGCGAATTATTTTGTAATTCAATCGCAGAAAAACAGCCGAAAATGTAGTTTAACAAAGAAAGAATCGCCCGGATTGTCTTCGTATTTTTTGCTACTAATACAAAAGAACAAATCGAGGAGCTCGGTTCTCCTCTCTCTTAAGAACGCATACTACTCGGTCATCAAACCCCGTTTCCTAATGAATATGCTGTCGAACATATATTGGCAAAACGCGAAATCATTCACAAATGCGGATAAAGGTACACAAAATAGCGTCATTTACGTATTAAATACGTATGCAAATTTGGCAAAAACGAATACACTAGAAGCGGATTTGTCTGCAAATGAAGTTGCCAAAATAATATCAGATGAAACACCGTTTACATTCGACGCATTGTGGTTATATCAAATGACAAGTATTGCATTTGAACTCCATCGATTTTCTGCGTATTTTCAAACGAACGGGTCGATTACGTCGGGGAACAAAACACCCGCCATAACAACCACTCTAGATAAATTCATATCCGGGTATTCGCAATATTTGCAAAAGATAAATCAGGTGGAACCCAACAGTCCTCTCATATTTTTATTGCGTTATTTACCGAGCAATGCGGATTGCCCAATCGCGAGTAAATTGACACCATACGTAAATAATATTTATTATTAGTAATTAGACATAGATAAAGATAAATGATTATTATGCATTAGATTCTTTGCATAATAACCTCTCAATAGAACTCAAATGGAAGTATCAATACCAGCAAACAACATAAATACGCAGAATATTTATTTTGCAGACAAAAAAAAGAATATCATCGTAGATGGCGATTTCATAAAGATTTTGTATTCCACTGAATCGTTTGAAATGAATGGATTATACATTTTTGTGGAATTAGAACAACATACTGGGGCTGGAAACCGAAAAGAGAATATGCCGTTCTTGGACTGGACTACATTTAGTACCAGAGTAGGACAACGCGAATATGATTTATCAACTGTTCCTGGTCATAGAGAACATTCTCACACTTTGCATTGTTCGTCAGATGAGTATGAATATAATCAAAAAGACACGACAAATTCTCAAAACTGGATACAAATTACCGGCAATCGAAATTCGGTTTCTACTAAGACAAAACGCGTGGTTTTATTCAATCAAATGTCGTTGGAAAATATTTCATTGATAAATCGGCTGTGTCAAATAGAACAGAGCATTATTGAGAGGTATATAAGAACATATTGTCCTTTTAAAAACGCATCTTATATACTGAAAAATCAACTTATGAATGGAGCCATCAAATACCATTCTGAAAATGTACATATTGGAACGAAATTGGTCCGGTTTGATTCGATTATCAACGCAAATTATCTAATAAAAGAACGATTTATTTTGAAGATTTCTGGTGTATGGGAAACCGCAACAAACGTCGGAATCACAATGAAATTTATTTTAATGCGCTGATTCTCAGATTCAACTACGTGAGCAGATACGCAGTGATACTTCGCTCACTCCGTGAATAACCTAACATCAGACCCTAAAAAAACATTTTTATTGTAGGTGCGCGTCTCGGGTTTTTGGCCGGTTCTTTGAACGGCGCCGGACCATTGCGCAAATCATAATCGATTCTCTTTTCCGCATTTTCACGCGATGTCGTATTAAACTGCAATACATCTATGAATCCATTTCCGTCATTTACCGCGTATTTTAAATCCTCGATGGAATCGATTCCTTCTGATGTATTTTGTAAATATCGTTCAAATTCTTCGCGGTTTACTTCTCGAATAAACGAATCAGAAAGATGAATAATGCGTGGGTCGTGGATTTTATAAAACACGCTTCTATCAATTTCTATCCCACGTTTGGTTGCACGGATTTGCAGCAAATTATCTTCATATCCCCACGCCCAAAAATTCGGGAATCCATTGAGTGACTCAAAGTCTTCTGCGTTGATGGACACAATTCCACCGAGCGTGTAATTAAACCCGTAAAAATGTTTGATGGTTCCTTTCTTCGTTTTGTAATTTAATTGGATAGTTTTCGTAGGCATCGTATCGACATCATTGAACACGAGTGTTATGTTTTTGTAGTGTTCCGGATATAGTTTTTTTACTACTAAAAAACCTATATTTTTCATTGCACCGCGGTTGAATCCCCGATTATCCGTTTGGTGCACATAAAAGATTCTGTATGGAGGCGAGTTTGTCAGTGCCGTTTTCATCGTATTTGCAAACATTATGCGGTGAGATTCGCGGTCTCTATATGGAACAATAAATACGATTTCGGGAATTTCAAAGAACCCCGGACGCATAGCGGCAGGATTCTCCGGAATAGATGTTGCGTTGAATCTGGTCGGTTGGGGTATGGCTTTGATTCGATTGATTATTGTGGTTGGAGGCAATCTTATATTTGCTATTGAGAGTGGATTTTCGGTAAATTGCAAAATTTGATTGGGAGTCATATTTGATTGTTTATGCCTACGAAACTTCGTTAGAGTTTCTTCGGCACAGATACGAAGTGGCATCCATCCTCCACTTTCGTTATGTCCTCTATCCGTAAATGTCGCAAAATTATCGCACTTTGTTTGCGAGGGTGGATTCAATTCTTTTTTTACTTCATCTTTGTCTGCGTATTCATCTTCGTCTTTATAAATTTCTTCAAATTGCACATCTGGGATAGTCCGCATTGGTATTTGATTCGCAGATTCTTGAATAACTTCTTCCTTAATAAATGCGGTGGTGTCTTCTGGTTCCAATTCTTCTGCGGTTTGAACGGCGATTCCGACGATTTCCTCTATAGAGTATTGAATATGCTCTTCTTCACTCATTTATATATAATAAAAAGGTTTTGTGAAGAACTCCGGACGCGATGTAGCGGTAGGTGTTCGAGGACATAATTCGTAGGTAGAATAGGTTAATCAAATGACCTGAAAGATATATAGGGATGATTATTCCGATATATTTTTCAAATAAAATAGAATATTTATTTTCATTCCTACCAAACACGGCAATCACACAAAAAAAGAAAAAGAAAAAAGTACGTTTTATTTCGCAACCTGAATATATTTTTTATGAAACACGATATGATTATTAAGTGGCAGAATATGATTAATTGGATGCCGTCGACGAATATTTCATCCGAATCATCTTGGGTAGTAATTGGTCTATATTTTCCTGCATTTTCATATAACATTTATTGATTGTCACTTCACTTACCCCGCAAACCCGGCGTACATCCGTTTTCGACACGGGTTGGTTACAGTTCTGCGCCACAAAATAAATAATCCCAGCAGCAATCGAATGTGGTGTATTATTGCATTTAACCGCCCCGTTTTCCACTTTTTCCGTAACAAACTTGGTCACCATAACCAATTCCTGTGGAATATTCAATTTACTGCAATATCTATCGATGAAATCGCTCGGTTTTGTCAGGCATAAATCCGTCTGTGCATCCGTCGCGACTCCGCGTTCTATGTTATTCAGAATGTTGACTGCCATTGAACATCCCGCCGTCGCACTCGCCTTGTCGATATTGAAAATTTCCGCTATTTCGTGTGATGTTCTCGGGCATCCATTTAAACGGCAAGAAATATAAATAGACGCGGCTTTGATTCCATCGCGATTAATACCACGGAATATTTTTTGTTCGCTTATATCTTTGTGTATCGTCATCGCATCATTGATAAACATCTTGTTGATTCCGGCATTCTGTGCCATAATCGTTATGAATTGGAATTCGTCGTAGAGCGATTTTTCCTTGTGCGGCATTGACTGCCAAGCAATCCACTTACCGATTTTCATCATCTCCTTGGAAGATTTAGGTGTATGTAATACTTTGCATCCATAAGAAGACATTTCGAGGAGAGGATTGATTGGATTACCACACCGTGTCGGGTCGTTTGCATTTTTGTCATCCGCACCGAAATATCTCCATTCCGGTGAATAGTCGAGAGTATCCGTATAAACCATCCCACACGATTTATTTAAACACGTTGGAAACCCGTCGTCCGCAACAATAAGTGGTGTGCTACAACTCGTACACACATTCGTTGTTGGAATCGATTGATATACACAATTGATGACTGGCGACACAGACGCGGCCGCCGTTTCTGTTTCCGATTCCGATTTCTGAAACGCATCCCACATTTTTGCCTTTTCACTGGAAGTGAGAGCGGTCTTTCGTTTTTTTGTCTTTTCATTATTTTTGGTTGGTCGAGTAGTTTCATTATGCCTACGAAACTCCGTAAATGCCGCAGTTATAGGTTCATTCATTCTTTATATAATGATGCAGTTGTTTCAGAATTCGAGAGAGGGATGTTAGTCTAATTTAATATTATGAATTTGTGTTTATATTATTGCAGTAAATAATATAAATAAATTTCAATTTTTCCATTTCATTGCATTTGTTTCGTTGAATAAAAAAACCGCAAACAATGTAACTGGATAATATAAAAATATGGAGCTTCCAAAAATGCCACCTGGTGCTCCGGGTTTACCGGAAATGAATAGTTCCCTACCTCCACCACCACCTAAAGATATTACGAATGATATTGCAAAAATTGTCATTTCCAACGTAGAAAAAGACTATTTCACCAACCCAAACGATAATAATCCAACGAAAATAGAAGCACAAGTAAAATCTGATTTACTGATGGTGTATTATGAGGACAACGACTTGAGCAAAAGAAAAGTAGATAGTGATATAAAAGACGAAATCTTTAAATTGTGGTATAAATCAATCCATACTCGAAATATAAAAATCATAAACGACTTTTTTAAAAAATCCCACAGCACAAATATTGCAGAAAACAATAAGGACACACCTGATTCTGTTCAACCTTCTGAGAATACAGATAAAACACCAGATGACTTGCAGAAATCAGATGTCGTTCCTGAAACAGCTGCGGTTCCTGATGATAATATTCCCGATGCCTCAACGCCCGATGCGAAAGTGTCTTCCGAAGATGCCTCAGCGCCTGATGCGAAAGTGTCTTCCGAAGATGCCTCAGCGCCTAATGCGACAGTGCCTCTCGAAGCTGGCTCAATGCCCGATGCGAATGCGAATGCGAAAGTGTCTTCCGAAGATGGCTCAATGCCTGCGGGTCCTGATGCAATTCCCGCTGTTTCTGGGATGCCTGGTGCAATTCCCGCTATTCCTGGGATGCCTGGTGCAATTCCCGCTGTTTCTGGGATGCCTGGTGCAAAGGTGCCTCCTCCTGGAACCGGAAAGAATAATAGTCACGTCGAAAAAATAGGATTTTTTAAATACCAACAATTTGCAGAAGAGTATTTTAAATCTCTCTCAATTAATCACGCAGCGTCAACAAATACAGTAAAAAATGCACACATAAAATTAACAAGAACTGTATTGTGTGCATATTTAGCAAATTCCCTAAAAGAATTATCGGATAATTTAAAGTTAATTCTCTTTGGTGGGTCAGAAGGCAATAAAAACATATACGATATATTCAAATCAAAAGTAGATATATTAACAACCGAATCTAACAAAAAATCAACTCCAATTGTACGTCAACCAAAAACACAAAAAGGAGGAAACGGAGAGGTTGACAGCCACTTTCCAACCACCTATAATTGGGAAAAAATACAGTCAAAAGTCAACACAGAAATCGGTAATATGATTCGCGAAAAAATGAAACCAATGACCAACCCAATTCAAAGCGCATTTAAAGCGGTATTTTTGCAATCTAATTGCGACGCGCTCGATTTAAATTCCAGTGACACAAAAACAATGGATACTCATTTACAACTTGAATACGAGTCAATATTAGAGATGTTGTGCACTCGCATCTCAAATGAGAAAGCACAACTTATATTTCTAAATTACATATTGCGAAATTATAACGAACTTGTTAATTATTTGAAAGATTCTATTTTTGCAAACGTGAAAGATAAAAAGATTAATATGGTAGAAGTGTTTGTGAATCATTTTGATGGATTGGCAGACAAGATGTTTTTCGATAAAAATATAACGCCGATATGTCCAACAATAAAACGCAAACCAATACTACCCGACAATAAAACCGACAAAGATGAATGCTGCAATGAAAGAAAAAGTGAACAAGGATTGTCTTCCGGCGGAGTATCTGAATGGGTTAAAACCAAAAATATTCGCAATGAAACTTCTATCATAAACTACATACTTTCAACACCATCCACACTACTTCCTGTTTTTAATATTTTCGAAAAACAATTTAAAGAATGTGTAAAAGACAGCAAATTCATCAGCAAATTATTTAGTATGTACAGTGGCAAAAGCATTAAATTTATGAAACAAGTTCAAATGCAGTTTGATATGGAGGAAATTGAAGAATATATTGAGAGGTATATTCTGACAAAGAATCCATATGTCAAAAATATTATAGGAAGATGCATCAAACACACAGCGGATGTTAAATACGCGATTTTCAAACAAAAAGACACCGACAAGGAAGATGATAAAACCAAAAAAGAAAAAGCGGCCAAAGAGGATAAAATCAACACAATTATGTCCAAATATTCTGTTTGTTTAATGTATTTATGCTGTATTGAGGAATATGCGAAACCAGATGAACCTATTATCGACTACGTAGTAAAAACATTACCTGATTTATTAGAAAAAGTGGAGGACGTTGATACAGTTATAAATATTTCGGATAATATAATAAAAAAAATTCCTTCTCAGCACAAAAAAACATATATAAACGACCTTGCAAATCTTCTGCCTACGGGAATAGAAAAGAAGCCGTCAACCGATGATGCAACTGACCCGACTACTACATCTGGTGACAGTTCATCATCCATACCAAACTCTAATGCAGTAAATGACGCAATTGCGGCTGCTATTGCGGCAACGTCTGAGGGGCGCTCACCGAAAAGTAACCCGCTTCTCTAATTTATCCAATGCATCGCCATAAATCAAACTACCAGTCGGTTTATATTGCGCAATGGGTGTGTATTTTTTGCCTTCTTTTGTCGTATCCACCGGGGGTTGACTTCTCGGGTCATTCGATGGAACCTCTTTACCTAATAATCCGTCCTCTGAATCTTTTGACATATCTTTCTTGTCAATAATGTTTCCTTTTTCATCCAGCACATATCCTGTGCGTTTTCGAATTTCTTGCCTCGCATATGTCGGCACCCAATTCTCCCAACTAATAAACAACGTTCCTGGGTTAATATATTTTACGTGAAACCCGTTTTCCGCCAATTTCGTAACCACATAAGCAATGCAATCCGTCTGGTCGTATATAGGTTCTCCGAAAATATACGGCGGGACTTGATACCAAATATATTTTTCATCCCGCTTCATTTGAGAGGTGGTCATTATACGTTTGTTTATGCGGTTGAGTATTTTATTAAACACACTCAATTGTCGTTGATCGCGTTTCTGTTTTTTCTCGTACAACTCATCAATATTTATTTTGCGGACATTATCGTCGTCTTCGGCAAACAAAAAAACAGACATTTTAAAGGGCGGATTGGATTGTCTATATTCTACATACAAATATCCTTTGGTAATTTTCTTTCTCACCAAAATATTTATAATGAAAAAATAACAGTATAAAACAGTCGATGTACAATCGTTTATTGCAATAATCGATTGTATATGGAAGATAATGCCGCCGACTATGTTCGTCCACACACAAAAATCAGACACATTGTCTTGTCTGGTGGTGGAGGAACCGGGTTCGCCTATTACGGAGCCCTCCGCGAATCCAACAAAGACGGATTTTGGAATATTGACGAAATCCAAACAATGCACGGAGTTTCGTGCGGGGCTATTTTCGTATTTCTGATAGTACTTGTGAAATATATCGGATGGAATGATTTCGACGACTATTTAATCAAACGACCTTGGGAAACAGTATTCAAATTCACCCCCGATAAAATAATTGGCGCGTATAACAATGTAGGGATTTGCGGAAGAGAAACAGTCGAAATGATAGTTTCTCCCATTTTAAGAGCAGTTGACCTTTCCCTAAATATAACAATGCAAGAATTCTACGATTTTACCGGAATAGAAGTGCATTTTTATACGACAAATTTAGACACTTATAAATTAGTCGATATTTCCCATAAAACGCACCCCACTTGCGAATTAATAGATGGAATCTACAGTTCGTGTGCTCTGCCTCTCCTCTTTCGTCCAAATCTGATAAATGATGAAGTATATGTCGATGGTGGACTTCTTTGCAATTATCCTCTCCAACAATGCATCGAACAAGTAGAAACACCAGACGAAATATTCGGAATAAACAAAATCGGATTAGTAAACGGCGAGCCTGTAAACGATGAAGAAGGCGCAATAAAAAAGACTGTCGAATATGCAAATATAGTCGATTATCTACTCGATATTATTGCAAAAACAGCCAAACAATTAATATTCAACCCCGTAAATAGCAAATATACACTCGATATTAAAGATACAATTACAAGTGTGTGGGAGGTATATGGGGTTGTGAAGACCCGCGAATCTCGTGCAGAGAAAATACAATACGGTGTTGATTCGTGGAAACAGTTTAAGGAGAAAATCGGATGGACGCAATCTATCCATTCTCAGTAGTCAAACTCGAAACAAACTGGTCCAAATACTGCTTCTTCACTTTTGCCTCATAATCAACGCGCGTTTCTTTGCCATTCTTCTCTGGAACAACCGCAATAACAGTTGGATACTGTTTTAGACTGTATTTGTCGACCAGGCTTTTTACTTCCGGGTCGTCCGATTTGGTACAATCCACCTCTCTACATTCAATCTGGAATCCATTTAGAGAGGTTCCATTGTAATGGTCGCTAAACATTTGCCACTCGGGCATTGCTTTCTTGCAGTGCGGACACCAGTCGACGTGGAACAGGAAAATCGTAATGGTGCGTCCAGTCGGATTCGAGTTTGCCACATCCTTAAATACCTTTTCCTTTTTATATGGCAAATAAATATTGTTATAGACATAATAGCAAATAAATACTACCAGAAATAGTAATATGACACCATAAACAATGGGTAAATACTTTTTTACACGAGAATATAAGAGGTCTATTAGCGCCGACATTTATATAATAGTTGCATATTAAATTGTATATTTGGCCGCGACGTATAAGCGATGAAAAAACGCGAGAGGACAAAAAATACGATAATATTGTAACTAGGAGTACACAATACAATATTATTATGAAAACCCGTAAAAAAATGACGATTTTTCCGCAAAAAACATACGACGATTCCGACTATAGTAGTAATGATGGTATGCTGACGGCGGTATGGGGGCCGGGGATTTGGCACTATCTACATACGATGAGTTTCAACTATCCCGTTCATCCAACCCCCGCAGACAAACGCCATTATCGAAACTTCGTATTAGAGTTGCAATATGTTTTGCCGTGTGGGAAATGCCGCAAAAATCTAGTAAATAATTTCAAACGATTGCCTCTCAATATATCCGATATGAAATCGCGCGAAACCTTTTCCAAATACATTTATGAACTACACGAACTGATTAATACTATGCTCGACAAGAAATCGGGACTGTCTTACGACGATGTGCGCGAGAGGTACGAACACTTTCGCGCCAGATGTGCCAAACCTCTAAAAACAATGCCGAAATGCAACCGAACGCGGAAAACGGAGAAAGGATGCGTCGTTCCTCTCTATGGAAACAAAGCAAAATGTGTGTTGCAGATTATTCCACAAGAGGTCAAATGTGAAACAATACAGATTGACCAGAAATGCATCAAACGGAAAATGCCGCCGTCATCATCAGACGAAGAATCCAATAAATCAGAATGACCCAACTCCTCTAAGTAGAATATATAAACAAATATATTTGCGAATAATACATAATGGATGAACCGAAATATACATTAGAAGATGATAGTGTGAATGAAGACGAAATTTTTTCTCAAATGAGCAGCAATCACCAGAAAAAAGACATCCCATTTTGGTCTGAGAATCCGAATATTTTGCTGAACCCGGCACATATAACGGAACTCTTCCCATCCGAAGATATGGCCTATTCCCAAAAACTGAACGCTATAACACGTCTTGTCTTCTTACTCACCGTAGTAGTGTATTTATTGACACACACGTTTAGGAGTATCGTGTTTGGTGTCTTGTCTTTGTTTGCCATTTATTTAGTGCATTACTACCATTCCCTCGACAAGAAAAAAGACGCGAAAAAACGAGATGCATTTACCGGATTAGACGGGCAGAACGAGAAGAATAGTCCGGCATTGAAAGTGCTAGGAAAATCCGCCGATTCTGTTCTCGTTTCACCGAAAGAAGTATTCGACAATCCTAGCGCCGAAAACCCGTTTAGCAATGTATTGGTGACGGATATTACCGGCAATCCCAATAAAAAACCGGCGCCGCCAGCATATAACGACCATACGAATCAATCGATTTTGGCCGCCGCAAAAGAAGCAGTTATGAATGCGAACCCCGGACAACCCGACATTTCGGATAAACTGTTCAAGGATTTAGGCGAACAAATGTCATTCGAACAATCGATGCGGCAATTCTATTCGACCCCTTCGACACAAACACCCGACGACCAACAAGCATTTGCGGAATTTTGCTATGGAAGTATGATTTCGTGTGCGGAAGGCAATAAATTCGCTTGTGCTCGAAATGCTGCGGCAATGCGCCACACTATGATTTAACCATCCTATGGATAGTTATAATAATAAATAATAATATATTAATAGAAGCATCTAATATACTATTATAATGACTGATTATACATTTTTCAATACTGGAAGAATAGGTGCAGACAACGTGGACAATACTCAACGCAATATGGGAAATACTCGGTATTCGAGTTATGTTTTGTCGAATTATTTTGCTGAGCCCGCGGAAAACGGTCACGTAAATTTCGCTACTCAACAACCGAATGTGATGTTTTCCGGCGCGATGAACGGACCCGGATTAATTGGTGCATTGGTCGATATGGATTCAAATCTTTTATACAAATCGGAACAGGAGAGAAGTTTAGAGAAATTGTCGTTGAATCAACGCGCGTTCTTGACCGTTCCTTATTTAGGGAGAGGTTCTTGTGACCCACTGTTAGAATCACAAATGTTGCAAGGGGAAAATAGCCAGGACAAGAAGAGCGTTTCGACCATTATGTCGAAATCGTTTATGGACTATACTATGTATCCTTTGGATTCGGAGATGAAGAAACGCGTTTCAGATACGAAGAATACGATTGAGGAAAGTGCTTTAGAGGGATGGGTGAGAGGCGGAGTCCAGACTAGGGAATTGGCACAAGATGGTGCGTTTGCTAAGGATGCTAGACCAAATATGAGATTTTAAATGGGGATGAGGCGGGAGTTTTTTATAGTTAAAATGTATAAGAACATATTGATAATATGTCAAAAACAGTATATAAACCTGAAAATTCCTTAAATGATAATGTTATAGCGTTAAAAAAAGATTACCCAGATGATGTGGCTATTATAACAGAATTGATTGGAAAAACACCAAGTGGTGGAACACAACTATCCAAAAAAGATATTATTGCAGCTATTGCTAGTAACGGATATTCTTCCAGCAACCCAGATACTGCGTATGATACTGCGAATACTGCGTATGATACTGCAACCACCCTCGCAGCAACCACCCCCGCAGAAACCACCACCAAATACGAAACAGAAATCAAAAAAAAAGACACAACAGTAGGACAAATTGAAGATAAAGGTGGTAAATGCGCAGTCCCGGATGGAACAATATTTGGCGGTAAATCTCGCAAACAAAAGAAGAGAGGAGGAAAACGTTCTTCTCTGAAAAAATCCAAAAAGTCCAATAAGTATCAGAAAAAGAGCCGCAAATCAAGAGGGAAGAAATAAACATAAAAACAACGCAATACATTTTTTACTATAAAAAATGTATGACTCAGACAAAGAATACCGTGCCTTCTTACGCCGCATAATCCAAATGGACCCCACCAAATTCTATGAAACCGAAGAAATCAAGTGCGACCCCACCGACCCCAATGTATCCGAAGAAACCATCGACGAATACAACTACGACGCCGAAGCAGTTGCAAAATATTTAGACTGTGTCTACAGAGAGACAAAATCCCGCCCAGAATACCAGCGTCTTTATACCGCCGCCGCCGCTCTAATGTTCTCCGAAAACCCCGAAATCGGACTCGCGGTATTAATGTCCTACGACTATTTAGCGCATTTTCATAGTTCGTATTCCCTGTTCCTCAGAAACAAAACAGAATGGAACGCTGACGCCGATGAGTTTTATTGCAGACTCATTGAGAGGATAGAAACCAAATAGATGCATCCTTATTTAACCATAACGACCTCAGTTTTCCCCACATCCAACATTTGTTTGAGTTTTTCCGTAGAATCATTACTATCTCGTGTATTTTCCTTTGATTTGTTCGATTTCGATTTCGACCGAGACTTATATTCTCGTCCGAGAGACGGGTTTTTCAAAACGTCTAATTTTGAATACACCGCCAATTCTGCTTCAAGAGATTCGATCATTTTCTGAAAATTGTCTTCATCCGTTTTTTGGTCAATTCCGGAGCGAAGAATGAGCGTAGGAATTGGATGATTCTCCAAGCGGAGCGGAGTAGAAACGACCGAGGCGCTGCGCATCTGTTTCGTGGGAGAATTTACATTCGTTATTTTTTTGGTGGTCTTGTCCAATTGAATCTTATTGTATTCTCCTCTCGCGAAAATCAGACGGTCGGTGATTAATTTCACATTTGTCTCTGCATTAAAGTTCGGGTCCATATTCGCCATCATTTCGATTTTAGCGAGATAAAACAAATATTTGGCGAATTTCTTTCTAAATTGTGGCGAAAAAGTAATTTCGGCTCTTGTCAGTTTCGAGTATAAATCCTTTTCGTCAAACAATATGGAAAAATACTTTTCCAATTTCGTCGAAATGTGATAAGAATACCCTTTCGCAATCTTTATTAGATATTCTTGTCCTTTCGGTCCTTTCACATTCTGCAAAACCAAACTCAATAATTCATCGCTGGGTATGGTGGAATTGTTAAGAACCAATTCCGCAAAAAACATACTCCATAACTGACAATATCCACCGCCTTCGTTTTCTCCACGAACCCGGTTGGCATCTTCCAAACGCTGAATGCCATACAGTGTGGGGCATACTTCGGATGCGTTTTTGAATCGAATATGAGGTATGTTATGTTTGTCGAATTCTTCATTGACCATTGTACAAAAATCGTCTAAATATTGGGTGACGGTTTCATCCTCTACGATGTCTTCATTATCTTCTATGTATCCAATAAACCTGCTGCCGTGGGGTTCAAACCTCTCAATCGTATTATCCGATTTACGGTAAATCAACAAATTCGAGTGCCCCGACGATGCGTTTCCAAACCGCAAACATAACGGTATAATGACTGTATCCGACCCATTCTTGATACAATCACTCAACAATTTAGCAACATTCTGCATATGTATGAACAGGTTGTCCATTACTGACTGTTCTAGCGAAGTGGAGATAGTTAGTCCTATGGCGGAATAATCCGAACTGTCAGCGCCGGTTAAATCGTATATTAGACATTTTGACCGGTATTTATTCAATAAATAAATGTAATACAGATTTCCAATATCGATGTGCCCGATATATTTTTCGAATTTGCTGGAATGTTCGGAGAATAAGTCCATTTCCGATTTAACCTTTTTGTGAGTAGGAACTCGAATTGGTTCTGGTAATACGAGTTTGGGTGGACTCAGTTCATTTGCTTTTAGATTATCCTTCGAAGGCGTTTTCTTTTGCATTCGAGATTTCTTTTGCATTGGAGATTTCCTTGGGGAAGGTGATTTGGAAGAATGTGACCGACTTTTTACACTAAGACTTGAACTCGGACTTCTTTTACGCGTATAAGCTGGTTTGCAATATTTGCGTTTATCACCATCTACGTAATGGCATAGAGGAGGATTACATTCTGATTTAGGAAGTCCACTGCATTCAGACACACGTTTTGTTGATTTCTTACTCATTTTTGTATATTATGTTCTGTTATTTTGTATGATTTGGAAATAACTAAAACATATTCCTCTGCACATAATATAATATGGCATCTACTAGAAGTCGAAATACTCCCGGAAACTATGTCTTGGAGCAGCAAATAAATATGCAGAAAAATGATTATATGTCTTTTGAAAAGTCGAATTTCTATGGAACCGTTCCTTCCACATATTTTCCCGGAAACGGATTGATTGGAATGAAAACCAGCGGACTCAATTTAGCGTCGAATTCGGCGGACATCGAGTCGCAATTATTCGGTATTGGGTCGACGAATCTGGTTGAACCTCGAGCGCCTATTGCACCAGATGTGTATCAGTTGAATTCATTGAATATTGCTTATAAAGCTCCGGTTATTTTACCGGAGGAGTTTAGACCTACACCGAACCAGAGACCATTGCCGTTGAATTGAGAGGTTGGGGGGTTGATTGTTGATGTTTGATAATACAAAATGAGAAGAGGATTTCCTCTCATTTTGATGCCGTATATTCGCGTTTCATTTCTGAAAAATCCAATGATGATTATTGCAATGAACATCTGTTATAACGCGATTTCTCAATGCGGGTGCAGATACATTTACATCTTTCGCCGCTTCCGCAATTGTTCTGAAATATGTCTTCTCTCCCGTTGAACAGCAAATCTTGATGATAGGTTTTTCATTGAATTGTTCGTCTTTGGAAAATCCCGAGTATCTCCATAAAAACCCTTGACAAACACGCTTTTCGCGAAGCGCAATACCGATGGCGGTTCCTGTAGTAAGCCCAAGATGACGTCCTGCAGCTTCAATACTTTCAAACACATTAATTACTTCTCCCGTATCTTTGTGAATTTGGTCAACTGAACGTTTTGATTTTCTTTTCATTGGTTCTTGTTCTTGTGTAGATGCCGATTCTTTTTCATCCGTAATGCGTGTTCCATTCAAAATCGACAACAATTTATCCAAATCTTTTGCATTCTCGGTCAATGCCGTTTCTAATTTAGTTGCAATATTCAATATTTTTTGTATGTTTTCGAATGACGCTTCAAATTTGTTTGCTCCAAGACAGGTACAATGTTGTTTCAGCAAAAACATCATATTCTTTTCGGAAAATGGATACGACACGACGCAATGCGTTTTCATCGTTCCTTGTGGATACAGTTGCGACAAATTTCTTGAAAGAGATTCGAATTCTTTTTGCCGAGTGATGGAGCAAATAAATCTCATTTCTTCGTATTGAAATGCATATAAAAAATAACCGTATTTGCACAGAGCATAATTACTTGCAATGTTTGTCATATTCTTTATAGACATCCCTTCACCAGCACAATTATTTACTTTCAATGTCATTTCATCCGTCCGTTTTTTTTCAGATTCCAATTCGAGTTTCAATTCAATTATGGTATTTTCTTGTTCGGACACTTTTGTCAACAGCAAATTATAATTTTCCAAATTGTATTCATTTTGTTTGATGATTTCTTTGATGTGGTCTTCCATTTTTTCGACGGAAAACTCATTTTCATCGAGTGCCAATAATTCGCGGTGAGCCAATCCTTCTTGTGTAGTAATGGTTCTCAGTCGTTTTTTCAAAATTGGATGTTTTTTTATCAAATTCTCAATCTCGATTTTATTCTTTACTTTGTATGCAGCATATAATCTGAAATTTTCATAGGTTTTTTTGTGGCATTTAACCCTCTCCGCCAAATTATTGCTTTGTCCGAATTTGATTAACACTTCTCCATACTCTTTACTTGTTGGTTTTACTGCCGTTTTATTGTCGATTTTTCCTATATAAATGCATTGTGTGTTTAGTGGGAATTGTTCGATTAAAGTGCGTTCTTTCAATTCTTCTTTTTCTTTTTCACTTTGTATTTGTTGATTTTCTAATTGTTGTTCTTTTTGTTCTAATAACGATTTTAATTCAACACATTCTTCACTGACGACTTCTTGAATGATTTCTTCCATTTTTAAATAATAGTCGTGAATTTCATCCGCTTTTTTTGTTCCTGCTTTCAAACAAAGTGCCTTGAATGTTTTTACGTTCATAAATATTTTTTTGATATTATGACCACCTCGTTTTTTTTGCTCACTTTCAAAAGTGAGCAAATATTTGTAATCTTTTTCAATTACAAAATTTTTTTCCAATAGTTCTTTTGCGCGCTGCTTTTGAAAGAATCCCAACCATTTCCAAACACTGTCTAAATCAATTGCAAAATCATTCGTCGGGTGATGATTCAAATAGCAGTAGAAACTGGACAAAAATAACTGCTGTTCGAAGTCTGTAAAACTTGATTTTATTTTTGTAAGCAATTTTACATTGTAATTCTTTTGTGATAACTTTGTTATCGGATTGTTCTCAATCAGTTCAACTATATTCAGTTGTGTATCTGCCATTGTATGTGTTATTTACAATGTAGTCTTTATATCAGTTATAAATTATTGTTTTTGATTTGCAAATCAAAAACAATACTCTCAATTCCCCCTACCTATCAAATGTCACCACTATTTGCACCATCTCCTTCTTGATGCATTTCGACGCACTCACAGTCAACTCCTGTCGCTTCTTACGTGTTTTTCCGTCGGTCTTTTGTGGTGTAACCGTCTCATCTGTACCCGTACTGGTGTCCGAACTCTCAGTAGAAGAAGTCGTATTACGTCGACTCGACGAACTATTACGCGCATTCATATCCCTCTCAATATCCACATAATTTTGCTCTATATAGTCCAATATGCGGTTTTCAATCGCCCACTTGAAGAAATTGAGTTGTCCGATAGTTGTCTCCATCAAACACTCTTCTCCCGAATCATTTTGAGCACAAGGGATCGAAACTCTTTCCCAGCGACAAAACGAATCAAAACGGCGTTTTGAGTATGCTTTTAACTGCAATTTATACCGATTATAGACCTTGAATTTGCAGTCTTCAATCAGGTCTTTCAAAATTCCGGTCCGCATCCGAATAATGTATTCAGTGTCGTGTTTCTTCGCATAGTTCGTGACAAACCAATCTATGATGCGCAAAGAAACGCGCGATTCACCATTGACGATTGACTGGATTATTTTCATATTTTGCGGGTTCTCGTAGAAACTCATCAAATTTTGGAGAAGCAAATCATCTTGTGTATTTGCGGAAGTATAGTAAGACATAATAATAAGATGGATGTTATGATTGTATTTGTTTATTTAAGTCATATTTGCCATTTATTGTTTTTTCCCGTAAAGGAGCATTTCCAAAGAATAAATCAGGTCATCGTACATTGCAATGTTATTGGTGTTCTTGCAATACTGCAAAATAATATCCATATTGTCTTGTTGAGGGACCATACATTGTAGTCGAATGTGTTTGGCGAGTTCGTCGACGAACTCGCATTTCGTCCAGAAGTTGTCCGGTTCCGATGTCTGTCCCAGTTCCAACGCGGGCATTCCTTTTAAATCCCACCGTTTCAGTGTCAAAAATCGGTTCTTTATGCTTGTCCGGTAGTTTGCGACCTCTTGTATTTGCATCTGTTTATTTTCCGGCGCGAAAAATCGTTTTGTGGCTGCATCGAGAGAGGTTGAATTGTAAAGATAGAGGTTCGTATCGAATAATGTAAATATTTTCAATTTGCCTAGATTGTGGAGTTCAAATGCCTTCAAGAACACGATGAAATCATCATACAATGCCATATTCTCGTCGTAGTATATGTCTTCGTGGTTGACCGATTTTCTGGAGAAGACGAAAGGGCGGGCATATGTATTCATTTTATCGATGTCGTGTTGAAATGGATTCATCGCACCTTTGATTCTATACCATTCTCCCGATGTGAATTCCTCCACATTATAGGACAGAACACATTTATTGCGGAATGTTATAAATGGAATATTTGCGTCTTTCGGCGGCAATTCGGACTGCAAAATATCGTGGAATGCGATGAATAAGACATCGGGTCCGTATCGCAAATAATGTTGCAGCCGGGATAATGCGCGGGGATATAGGAAATCGTCGCCGTCGATTATGACGCAATAATCATATTGCGGTTGTGTTTGGAAATAGCGGAGAACACTATTATGTCCTTTGCCGGGTTTGCCGTTGCTCTCGGTTTCTTGGATATTTGTGTCGGGTGGGAATAGAAGACGTATATCATTAATGTGTTCTGGGTTGGTGGAGTTGACAATGACGACGATGTCGAAGTCTGTATTGTTGTTGTTGTTACTGTCGCTTTCGAGAGGCGGCATTTCCTGATTTTTTACGGAATCATAGCATAATTTTGCTAGGTCGGGTTTGCTCGATGTTAAAATGGAGAGGAGAAGGCGCATTGTATTTGATTGTGAATAGAATAAAATACAATAAAAAGTTTATGTGTTTGTTGGTTGCAGAATATTTATGCGGCGATGGTTGGGCAGGAGAAACGACCGAAGCGCTGCGCATCTGTTTAGTAGGAGAATGCCAAATAATCTTGATGCTTTTTTAAAGCACGATGTTTTCTCTCCTCTCGTTCTTTTTCTATTTCTTCTTTCGACATTTTCTCGGCGATTTGGGCTATAGAATAAATCTGGGCGGGTAAAATGGGTAAATCTCGGTCTTTCCAGACATCTTGTATCCTCTCTATTTTTTCTTTAAGAGTGTCCAATGCATAATTGTTTTTCATATGATTACATTCTTTGCAACACGCTTTGCAGTTTTCGATGGTGTATCCGATAGTGTTGTCTACTCGGTCGACACCATTCGTGTTTGTTTCTGTTGATTTTTTGCCGCATAAATAACAATCTTGCTGAATAATGGACTTGTAATCGTCGTGCGTTATGGCGAATTCGAGGTCTTTTTTTTCCGCGCGACTTCGGTAGGATGCATAAGACACACATTTTGCATCGGGGAAACATTCGGGGTGTCTGGTTATGTCGGCATTATTCAAGAAAGAATGAATATGTCGTGTCCTCTTGATAAATGTGGCGGAATCGAGCGAACCCTTCATCCAATTACACATTGCACAGCAACTGACACTATTCGAGTGAATATACCCGACTTGTTGATTCATTCGGTCAATACCACCGAAACCTTTTTCATCAACTATGCCGCAATAATAACACGGTTTCACAACCAACTCTTTAAACTCCTCCTCTGAAAATTCGAATTTGAGTTTTTTTAGTCTAGCTGACCTCTGATAGATTTTGTAATGTGCCTCTAGGCTTTCTCGGCGTTTTCGGTTCGCCTCTTCCATTTTCTCTGGGTCACGCCAGTTCTTCATCACATTTGCATTATGCTGCAAATATCCGTCAATATCTTTTGCTGCGCGTTTGGCGCGTGATTTTTTGCCGATTTTTTCACGGACTTCTGGATTATTGGCCGCCTCTCGTACCAACTCATTTCGATGTTCTTTGTCTTTGTTCACATCGTGTTGTTTCCAGGTTTCGCGGCAAGTTTTGCACGATTTCACATACCCTTTGTTTTTCGTTCCAACAAACTCGTCGAGAGGTTGTATTTTATCGCAACTATTGCATAATCTGGTTTGAGGATTTTCGTCCTCTCCTCTCTCGACCAGTTTCTTTGCTTTCCTCGCATCGTCTCGTTCTTTTTCTCTCTTTCGGCAAGGTTCACATCTTACTAATTCGTAGGTGGAATCTAATTGTGCTGTGCAACCGCGAATCACGTTTTTACAGACGCGTTTTCCTAAAGCAGTGGTCTCATCGATAAATACACAGAGCTGGTGTTTTCGGCAGTATTTGTTCTCTGGTGTGGATTTCGCATTACAACACTCTTTTGCACATCTATTTTGTTGAGACATTTTATGTGTGTGTTTGTGGTGGCTGGAGTATCATAAATTTGCGATATATTGTTTAAGATGTTTTATGATAAACAATATAAATATTGGAGACACCGGACGCTTAGGGGTTCTTCAATTCAACTACGATTTCCTATTGCTTGCGCGTATTTAGGTTATAGATACGCAGTGACGGCACAAGCGAAGCTGAGAGTGACGAAGCACTGCGTATCTACTCACGTAGTTGAATATAACCTACAATCGGTAGTTTATTATCCTTCGATGGTAAACCATCTCCGGATAATCCTCCGGCGTTCAGGTTTTTCTTCTATTTTGCTTACGTTTTGTTTTTTGTTTATTACTTTTACTTTTTCTTCCTTGTTTTTTTCCAGTCGGGAGTCCTCGAACACCTACCGCTAAGGGTCCGGTGTTATTCGCAATTTTTTTATTTTCTATCAACTCCTGCACCTCTGTATTATCCAACGAATTTATTACTTCAACTATAGTTGGGTTTTTTGGACTTAAAAATGAATCGAATTGTTCTTCTGTTAATTGAACGAACCCTGTTTTATTTAACTCATTTAGCTCTTGTTCTTTAATGTCGTTTGTCAATTTATCAATTTTGTTAAGTGTCTGTTGACTATCATTGCCACCTCTTATATCAACATTTATGTTCGGATTTGGTGTAAATTGAATTCTTACGGTTGGTGACCAAATATTTGATCGACAGCAAAACATAAATACACTAAATGTGATTTCATCATCTGGAATAATTCCTAAACCAGTTGCTTGGTCAAAAGTAGTCCCAATGCAATTAAACATATCTTGCCAATTATATGATATTGTGCTGTCAAAATTTTCATAAGTTAATAATCTAGTAGGTTCTAAATCATCTGAACAAATCCAAAAACCAAACAATTGTTGAAACCATAACGTAGTGTGAGGGAATTCGGACTGTGTGTTAAAATTAAATGCCATTTCGCTTACTGTTATTTCACCTGGATTTATGGGGATTTTTTTAATTATGTTTGATGCTTTTGAATCGCATACTAAGCGCATTAATATAGACGACGACGATGAGTAATTACATTTACCATTCGAACCACATTGAGATAAAGTAGTTATGTCTTGATCAGATGGAGAATTAACAAGTATTCTACCATAATTTACCAAAAAATTAAGATCTGTTAAATTTTCATTAATATTATATGTTTGTTTTTTTCTTTTTCCGGTCATAGTTTCAACAACACCACCATGACAACTAATAACTATATTATAATGTTTTGTTTGTTTTTGACGTTTAGTATCAGCTTCCTTTTGTTGTTTTCGTATTGAGTAAGTTGCTCTTTTACGTTTGGTTGTTTCCTGTTGCATTATATATTAAATTTTTATATTATGAATTCAAATATTGCAACATTTGCGAAGAACGCCTTAAGCGAAGCTAAAGCGTAGCGGTAGGTGTTCGAGGATTCACCGGAGAAACGAAGTATGAGTTTCGTAGGTTGAATACGGATAGAGGACATAACGAAGTGGTGATTAGGTTATAGATACGCAGTGATACTTCGCTCACTTCGGCACTAGGTTATTCACGGAGTGAGTGACGAAGGAACTCACGTAGTTGAATTAGGTTATTCACGGAG